GCCGCCGCAGAGAACGAACTTACCGCGAAGCCTGGGCTTGTAGCACTGCTATAGACGGGTTCCCCGGTTACAAGCTTGCCTGACCAGACACTGATACTCGTTACAATTCCCCGCAGGAGGAAGTAGTCAGTAGCTCCCGAGGCCACCGCCTTGTACGCCATAACGTTTGGAGCACGAAGCGAGAGGGACCGGGGGTTGTGAGGTGCGACAAGACCGCCTGAAAGAACAGACAAGAGGTCGCCAGTGTTGACGCCAATTGCTGTGGTGAACTTGCCGTGAAATCCACGGTCAGCGATATTGAAGTTAGCATTGATGCCACTGTCCCAGTCTGCCTGACCTTGGGCTTGGCCTTCAAAATTGTTGTTGTTGGTAAAGCTCATTTCCATAGCTCCAAGCTGCAAACGGAAGATGCAAGGGCATCACCAATTTCATTATATGGCGTAACCTTGAAAGCGCAGTTGCCCTTCCACGCTCCATTGTCTGAAACATTATCAGCAATTGAATAGGTGTAGTTGTTTGAGGTAACAGAGAGTGAGCGCACAACGCTACCGCTTCCATTATATACCTCGACGCGGAAGGAATACGACCCTGGTGTGAAGTCTCCATACCCTCCATAACCATTGCCGAGAATACCAAAGCCACGGATTGTTGACGTATCATTCCAGGCAAGATTGATATCAACCTCAGAGCCAACCCACTCCCGCTTCAGGCCGCGATGGTCATAGCTATTGACGAAGCGGACATCAGCAGGCAGAGAAGGAAGCCAACCAGTGCCCTTGATGACATAGCTCTTGGCGTTAATAGAACTTATGTCTGGTCCGACGCCAAGGAAGTTGTACGGCTTGACCTTGTAGTAGATGGTTGTGCCGATCTTGTTCTTCGCAATGTCCTGCTTGAAGACGCCGCCGCCATGCTTGAACATTTGGTCGCCAGAGCTATGCTCGTGATGGATTGTTCCTCCCCATCCACGGAACACCTTGTCAAAGCGATAGCGGTTCTGGCTAACAAGAGTCACACCCTCGTATGCGATCATTTCCGATCCAACAAGCATAGTCGCAGCACCGGCAGCGCGGCTTTCTTGACCAGCAGCGCCGAGTGTTGCCTCAAAGAATACGCTACCTGTGCTGTAGTAGTCAGATGTTGGATACATCACAACCTCAACACTCTCGGCAACCTCATCAGTATCAGGAAGGCCACCAATCAAGGTAGCAGCAATCTGATACGGGTCAACCCTAAGAGCGCGGGCATAAGTGACGCCATCTGTTGAGGCGTACAATTCAGCACCGGCTGCAAAGTTCCAAGTAGACCAGCCGACAAAGATATGCGGCGGCTCTGTGTCCATTGCGGCCGGGACTTCATACATGCTGAAGTCACGGAGCACAGGCATTGCGCCAGCCTTGCTTGTAAACGAGGCAGAGGTAATGTCTAGCGTGTCACCAGAGGATGCGAGCATATACTCGAATTCTTGCTTGGCACTTATATCAAACTTGCCGCGCTTGTTCTCCTTCCAAGATATGATCCTGGCAATAACGCCGTTGGCGAGCGCCGGATGGTAGCTGTCTTGTAGGGTTATGACATCGCCAGGCTCAAGGTCTTGGTCCTTCCAACCTAGTGAGAAGTCATATGTGTCTCGGGCATACAAGTTGGTCCAGAGCGCCCGCACCGCCATTGTGCGAGCCATGCCTTCCTGCATCACGAAGATAGCAGGATACTCTCGCATACGGATGCCATTGAGGTCTTGATCAACTTCATCTGCTTCCTCGACTTGGTTTTGGGCATACTCCAAATTGCGGTCAAAGTAGTTGACCCGAATTTTGTTGAACGTATCTTGTAGCGCACCTTTAGTAACACTGACTGGCGGCTTTCCTTGCTCGACAATGAGGTGATGATTGTCAATTGTTCTGACTGGCGACGCTGCTCCATCGAGATACTCCAACCTCTTGAATTTGACCACACCATTAGATATTGACAGAAAGCCACCATAGGTGGTCAACACATCATCAATTGTCGCAAGTGTCCCCTGTTCGCGGCGGAACTGCGCAGATACCTTGAAGTTATTCAACTCGCAATAATCAAGAGTTTCCTGGTATGAGTCCTGATCAATCATATCATCAGTCAGACCGATCCCGAGGAATGGATTGGCAAGCAATTCATATATGATGTATGGAGGATACACATCCTCACCGCCAACAATCGCAAACGATCCGAACCGCCCAATCACCTCATGGCGAACATTGAAGCTAGGCGTATAGTCATACAGGTGATGGAGGAAATACATTTCCTCAGTATCAGGCATGTAAGCGAACATGCTGAACTGATAGTTGACTTCATCGGTGGTCCCATCCCCGAACTGCGACCTGTTGTAAGGCTCCCCTTCAAACGCTGTAATCTGCGTAAACTTGCCGGTGATCTTACTGTAAGCAAATACCCTTCCCCTGGCATAGGTGCTATAAGGCGATGCCTGATTCCCAACCCTTGATGAATCATCCGTCAATGTTTGCGAGAATGTCACCAAGAATGTTCCGGCGTTCGGCCCGCTTGTCAATTCAATTACTGATGGTGCAGGATAATAGTCAGACGGCACAGTAGCATTATATGTTACGCCGTCAGCATTAAGGCTCCGGTCACTGAATGGAATAACACTAACGTTTGCACCATCAACAAAGTCAGCATTCGCGATCACCGCGGTGTAGGTGACTCCATCCATTGGTCCATCAATAAGTGCCGGATCAAACTCACCCATCACCCCTAGGTCAAGATAGAAGATAAACCCGGTTGGGTACAGGGCACCATAGGTACTTATGAATGTGTTGCTTGGTGCAAGCTCAATGTCTGCTTCACCAACATAGCTATAAATCCGCGTGCCATATATTGGCTCCCCGGTCAATAACTCTACATCACCAGTGAAGTATGGAAGGGCAAACCATCTTGTCCAGGCAAAGCGGCTTGTATCAAGAGCCTGGTTTCCAAAGTCACCCAAACCATCTGAATCACCAAGTTGGTTCCGATTGACATCCATTGTACCGGGGCCGGGCCCATCAGGTACATAGGCATCTGATCCAATAAGTTGATTCAGTGAAGGGAAGAAGTAGGCATAGAGATAGTTGCTGCTGAAAGGTATGCCATTATAGACAACAAGGATGCCGCTGTCCATGGTCTTGTTATCGACAAGTGTGATAAGTGACGGCCTGTAAATCCCAGAGGCAATATTTATATGGTCAAAGAACTGATACCCAACACACTCAAGGCTACCGGCACTGTTGATCTTGAACACAACAGCATAAGAGCCATTGAATGGAAATGTTGTTCTGGTCCCAACGGCAATTATGTAGTTGTACGGGTGAGCGACCGCAAGATGGATATACTGGAATGTAGAGGAAGTCAGATTGGCAAGGTTTGGGCTGTACGCTGCTACAATCTCATCCAACTGCTCTGATGTGTATTGTTGAACGAATGCAAATGCTGTACCAGCCCCGCCCGCCCGGCGATAGATGCGATATGAATCCTGCTTAGAGTGAAGGCAGTATGTCTTGCCATCGTCACCGGTGAAGAATGGAGTGCCGCCCGTAACGATGTGCGGTTCAACGACGCTATCAAAGTAGGTATCAACGATGTGCTCATAATTAAATGCTGCGTCGCCTGGGCCAATCTCAAACGACATCTGCGGAACGCTTGGTGATTGTCCAAGGTCTAGTTGCTTGAATCCTACCCAAGCCGTATGTGGCCAGCGGACTGGTACGCCTTCATCGGCCGCAATCTCATCCCATCCAGCATCAAGGCTGGTAGGGTCATCAGCAGTCAATCCAGGCCCAGACCCTTTATAGAAGAAAGCATCCTGAAACCTCATGGACACTTTGTCTTGCTCAGAGTTGTGGCTGTCGCCGCCTACATATTCAATGGCGCCAGCGTTGCTTGCTATAATCTGCCGTACAGTTTCATCATTGAGGCGGTCAGGGCCAAGCCATCCCTTAATCAAATTGACCTTTGTGGGCACCATCGCAAGATGGAATACCATGTCCCACTTATAGTCATATGAGATGCTTGAACTCTGCTGCGCCTTACCGCCTCCGCCAGAGCCTCCAAGCTTACTGTCATCAGAGCCGCCTTCGTTACGGGTGACGGTGTAGTCGTGCTGCCAGCACATCTGGCTGCTTATGCGGTTTGTTCCGAAGGCGATTGGTATTGTAATGCCGCGAAGAGAAGTATTCCACCGGGGCATTTCCTCTGCGCCCGGATCGAATATGTCATTCTTCTCTTGCTTAGGTCCAAACAGCCATGAGCCGACCAGCCAACCAACTGCCAGTCCTATTCTCCAAACCCCTGGTCCTGCTAAGAACGCCATTGTTCATCCAATGTATATTTCTTGTATGCCCTAGGTTGGTTCCCAATCAGGAACCTAGTCATTGGCGTAACAACTACTGATCCAAACCCTGTCTTGCCGTAAGAATGGATCACGTTGCCTCCACCAACATAGATAGTGCCGTGAGCGAAATTCCTACCAAACTTAAAGACTACAAGATCAGCTGGCAGCAATTCACGCGTCGGCCTAATATACGGTTTAATGAAGTCGAGGTAAAGCTCATTGCCATCCTTGTGCATAGACCAGTCTTCAGGATAGTCGTCTGGGAATGGCTCTGCTGGTATTCCAAGAACGCGCTTATATGATTCATAGATCAGACCGCCACAGTCAACACCGACGCCCTTGACCCTGCCTTTGTGATGATACGGTGTGCGCAACCAAGTAAGCGCCTCCGCAACAATGCTATCCCTCCACTCAAAAGGCATTTTCTTGCTTTGGTATCCAAGGGAACCCAAGGAAGTTGCCAGCATTGTTGAACTTGGAAGTGCAGTCATCTATCAATCGTTTGCGGCAACCTGGGTACAGGCTGAACGTATCACCATCTGCGATTGGGTATGGGTAGGCGTGGGAGAATTCGATTAGCTGCCCAGTGTGTGTACGCACCGATCTAGCACTGCCAGAGTTTGCTCCGCTTGTTAGAGTAAATCGCCCGCGCTCGTAGTACCCTGGAGATTTTGAGCTTATAGCAACGAATACGCCTAGCCTATACCCGCTCGAAACGTTTGCCACAATGCTAGATACTGTCACCGAAGACGTATCATACCCGCAACCCGGGGAACCGAAGCGCCATGCGCACTGATCCAAATAGGTGTAGTACGGCCACTCAATGTTAATTGAATTGAAGAAGTTACGAGCCTGCCCAGTGATCTGGTCCCTATTGTATCCATAGTCCCCTAACTTGCCCCGGTATATTTCAACAGAGCCAAGGTCAGGAGAATTCGTCAGCACCCTCTTCACAACAACTGAAGCCATCTCAAGATCATTGTTAGCCATGAGATAGTCAAAGTCAGAACCACTATTGGTGATTGTGAAGTCTATGGTAGCGATTGTAAGGTCAATGCCCTCCTCAATTCCCTGCGCAGTGTTACCGGGGAAGGGGATGTAATTATAGCCACTACTGATGACAGAGTCATTGCTGATTGCCCAACGCCATGTCTTGTTCTTTGAAGTCATGGTGATGAGTTCAGTAATGAGTACTGTGTCCTGCTGGCACGCGAGCCAGAAGGCGCTGGAGACGCTACGCATTCGGGATCAACTCCTGGATCACTATGGTGGTATCAAAGATGTTCCAAATCTTTGACTGCTCAGAGTATTGATCAGAAAATGCCACCTTGCGGAAGAACTCGAAGGAGGCAACCCAAGTAGACGATTGGGCAACGAGAACCTGTATCCATCCATTATCTAGCGAAGCAACATAGTGCGATCCGCTTACTAGGTTCCCAGAACGCGAGTCACGGATAAGGAAATTGCCGCTATCAGGAATGACCTTGTAGCTGTTGACCTGCCGGAGATAGAAGCCGCTCCCAGAGGCTGCAGCCGGCTGAGTGATGCCATTAGCCTTGTAGTCATATGGGTCCTTGAATAGGAACGGGGTGACCTGCCCCTTCTGTTGGTTCCAGAAGTTGTGTAGCGATGACTGCTTGACTTCTGTAATGTTTGATGCCTTGATGGCATAGCGGTACAGAGGGCGCTGCCAAGCAGTCGATCCTTGACGCTCTCCAGAGTCATAGTAATTGACCTCTTCAGCCCAGATCGGTGTCCGGTCAAAGTCGGCCCATACCGGTGATGATGGGAATATGTTCATCTGTGATTCAACCTTGTCCGCTGGTTCATTGCCGCGTGTAGCGCAGAACCGTTACGCATAAAGAGTTCAGCAACGCTGGCCGCGTCAACGGCGTGGATGATAAATGTATCACCACCACCGCCCATATTTTTTTGCTGCTCCTTGGTCTGGATCGATACGCGCTCACCCTTGGATGCTTTGAAGGCTACGATGTTCTGGTCAACACCACCGCGTCCATCGACCATAAAGCTACCACCGGCCGCAAAGCCAAGAAGACCGCCGCCTGATCCGATACCGCCGCCACCAAATAGGCCAATCATGATCTGCTTCGCGAGGTAGTCGGTCACCGCCTTAGTAATGGCATGATAGAAGTCTAGCAAGACATCCTTGGCGCTCTTGGTTCCGGTTACCAGACCATAGAGGGCATCGCTGATGCTGCTCTCCATAGCGCTCGTCACAGTGCTCATAAAACTCTTCCAAGCTTGGCCGCTTGCTGTTACAGAGTCAATGACTGCTGCGCTCCCCTCTTGAAGCTTGGCGCGGATCGCCTCTAGCTTGGCGATGTCGGCATTCGCCGCTTCTGGAGACAAGACGCCTGTGTTGGAAAGACCCTGAATGCGTACAATCTCTTGGGTGATTTGGTCAAGCAGCTTTTGGATTTCATCTGTCTTTTGCTGAACCTTTGCTGCTTCATCATCCATCCCTGCTTCGCTCAGCATGCTATTCACAGACTGAGTAAGACTGTCTATCTTTACTTTTGCTGCTTCAGCAGCATTGTTAGACCGGGCCTCAGCCCGAGCGAGTTTGTCGGATGCGTCGGCAGCATCCTTCTTTGCCTTTGTTTGCTTTATGTATGGCTTATCATCAACGTGTTCTGTGACAAGCTTCTGAGCAGCAGCATACTCTGCTTCCAGTTCAGTAAGGTGCGAAGTTATCTCTGCCCTTTGCTCATCAGTGAGATTGGCGTTTTCAAGCGATGTCTTGTATTCATCGACGCGATCACGAAGCAACTCAAGTTGCTTGGTAAGAGTTGCTTGGTTCTCAAAGGACTGCGGTATGGATGTTGAGAACTCTGTGATAGAATTCTTGACCTTGTCGAACTCGTCAGCGACATTGCCAAGCTTGACCGATCCAATGCGTTTCGCTTCACTCTCGACTTGTGCTGCCAGCTTATTAAGGTTTTGGGCATATTCTTCAAATAGACCTTGCTTTACAAGATCGCCAGATGCCATTGAGTCGTCAATGCCCTTCTGAGCAATGGCCATCTGCTCAGATATTGTCTGCCCATACTCCATAATCTTTGTGAGGGCTTCTTGCTGGCTATCATAAATGACCTTGCCAGTCTGACCAAAGTCAACCTCAACCTTGGCTAGGCTCTTATGGATATTCTCTGATAGGCTTGATAGCGGATCAGCCCCTTGTGCGGCATCAACCTTACTTGTCTGCTCATTCAGGTTATCAAAGAATTTGTTTACGGCATTAAGGTTCTCTTTCGCCTTGCTGCCGACATTGGCAATCCCATCACCAATCCGGTTAATGTTGTCTGGAAGATCACCCTTGAGATCATTGTTGGCGGTGTGCGCTATGTCACCAAGAACACCAAGGCTGCCAGACATATCTTCGAGCAGCTTCTTTTGCGCTTCCCCATATAGTTCATTAAAGCTTGGAAGTTCAGTTCCAAACTTTGTCGGGTCAAATAGGTTCTTGACAAATGCGCCAAGAGTGGCGAACATTGACATGACGTCAATGACAAACTTAGCAATCTCCGCTCTTGCCGCGTATGTTGCGCCTATGGCTGCGCCTGCCAGCGCACCCTTTGGGCCGAAGGTATAGAAGCCAATCACACCACCGATAACTGCGGAGCTACCTATGGAGCTACCCATAGCTGCCGTGAACAGTTCCTGTACAGTCGCGAGGAAAGCCCCGGTTGCAGCTGAAGACTTTGCAAGCTCATCACTAAAGGCGGCATAGGCAGCGCCAAGAGCAATTCCTTTCGTTCCAAATAGAACGAAGCCTAGTATGCCACCTCCAACAATCTCAGCAGGCATCGATCCAGTAACATGAGCGACTGCTGTTGCTATATTGCCTATTGTAGTGATAAGGTTCTGCGCCGGTACAATTGCGGCCGCAATCCAACGTGCTGTCTTCTCGAAGCTTTGCCAGATTTGATCAATCCAAACAACACCAGCTGGTGTGTCAAGGAAAGAAATAAACTCGTACATCTTTGTTGTCGCTAGCTGTACGAGCGCCGTAAACTTATGCATTATGCCGCTGTTGTTGAGCAGCTGATCGGCTACGCGAGTGAAAGCAGTATCCAACTGCGCCAGTGCGCCACGGAATGTGCTTATGAACTTAGTAGCATTTCCTCCATATACTTTTTCAGTCAAGTTAATGAACTTGTCGAAGAAGTCAGTAAAGGCAATCTTGCCCTTACTCACCTTATCAACAAATTCGCCGACCGTCATGCCCATTGACTTAGCGGCAATACGCATAGAGGTTGGCATTGCTTCACCCAACTGCTGGCGAAGCTCTTCCATAGACACAGTGCCTTTACCGGCCATCTGCGTGATAGCATAGATGCCACGCTTGAACTCTTCAGAGGATGCGCCAAACGAAGCGAAGGCATCCATCATAGTCCGAAGCGGGCCATCACCATTGGCGCCAGAGATAGGCTCTATACCTGCTGACTTTAAGCGAGTGAAGGACTCAGTAATTGAGTCAAGGCTGAACGGGACATTTTTTGCTAGTTCAAAGACATTCTTGATTGAATCTTGTGCAGCATTTACGCCACCAGACAGGGTTGCCATCCGTGTACGGAACACTTCCATATCCACGCCACGATTGAAGAAGTCTCCAAACTTCTTGCCGACAGCAACGGCAGTTATCCCGAGGGCAATCAGGTTAGCGCTAATCCCGCGCATCTGAAGGTCCATGGAATTGAAGCCGGAACGCATATTAGAGAACATCCCAGTAGCACTGTTGTTGAACCGGGATAGGGAATTGTTTGACTGATTAAATGTATTGCTCATCCTGCTGGCAGCTTGGTTGAGCTGCTGCTGCAGATGATTGAAATTGTTTATCGCTTGATTGATCTGTACAGCGACATTAATAGTTACGTCAGCCATTACCGCCCTGCTTGGAAGCCTCAACCAGCATAGTGTTCTTGGTGTCGCGTATCACATCAAACGCCGACAAAAGGTAAGCGTCACTTTCCGCAATACAAGAATCATCTGGTGTACGATACATTAGCCATCCGTCCTTAGTCAACTCGTAGCACTTGTTGAACCAAGACAGATAGTAGGCGCAGCCGAAGTGGTACTCAGTACGCAGGCCGGATATTAGGTCAGAGGCATTTGGAGCCCCTGACCACCGAACTGCTTTCCTCAGTTTCCCTCGTCATTATCCCCCGGTGTAGAGATTGCTGAAAGCTTCAACATGATCTCCATGGCAAGGCCGATGAATGCTGAGTACCTCACGATCTTCGGAAGGTCAACAACCCCATCATCATCTTCCAGGTTAAACAACTTGGCATACTTCTCCAGCAGGCTACCAGCAGTCAAGAGAACTTTCGCCGCGTCTGGCTTGCCATCTGCTGCTACGTTTGAACGCATTGCATCAAGCATTGCCATAAGATCGGCAAAGTCCATAACACCCAAGGTCACACTCACCTGCTCGGCTTCCGGCAATTTGTCGTTGCCATTCCAAGTCGGAATGAATGTGACCTGTTTTGTGAACTTAAATTTCATTTGTGCCCCTTCCTTGAGGTTAGTAGGTTGAAGTTACGTTCGTCAAGAACGCCTCAATCATATAGAGTGAGGTAGTATCCCGTTCTGCCTTCGCGGTGAACGAGGTCTGGAGACGATTGGGTCCGCCAATCGGGGTGCTCCAGGTCAAGTACTTCATCTGCGGGATGTCGATCTGCAGAGAAGGGAAAAATGCTGACGACGGATTGCCGAGAACGCTTGTGCTCCTGGTATCGCGCAGAGTTGCCCGCAGTGTGCGATTTTCATAAGCAATGAAGGCATCATATTCCGCCTGTGAGCGGAACGACAATGTGCCCTTCATATTGATGCGCCGGAAGTCATTGACCTGATACTCAGCATTGTACTTGGTACCATCAAGAAGGACAACACCTTCAATCGGAACATTCAAGTTAATGTTGAGGCTCTCAAAATTGGTATTCGACACCAAGTTGGAGAAGCCAGTCTGGCCAGAGGACACCTGGATAGATGCCTGATCCCAAATCCACGGCTTGGAGCCAGCAATCTGAGAGAGCGCAGAAATGCTGGAAGTACGGGCAAACCGCTCAACCTTGCGAGCCATGATGTGAACAGTGGCGTCAATAAGCTGGTTGGCTTGAATGTTCCACTCAATGCCATAGGCGCACATCCCCTGATAGAAGAATGCTGAGCCCAAGTCCTTGTAGACCATCATGGTATAGGCCGGCAAGAAGTTCTTGTCGTCAACTGCAGTCTGGATCGGAAGGAAGCGATGCTGAATAGCACCAAGAGCGCCCATCACGTTCGGATTGGCATTGACTGAACCAACGGCGCAAAGTACGGTACCAGATGACTGACCAAAGACAGCACGCATCCAATCGCCAATAGCATTCGGATCAGGAACAATCTTGATATCGCCAGCAGCACTCTCCAAGCCTTTGTGCGACGGCGGAGCATCCTTGTAACCGGTGATGGAGCCTTCCTCCAATTCGGAAATGGTATGCTCGATAGATTCACTGACGAAGTTGTGCCAGCGTGTAACACTCTGGACGCTCAGGTACAAGGAGTCAGAGCGCGTCAGAGCTATTTGGGAACCAGTACCAGAGGGCATTGCCTTCTCCTATGGAGTTGCGTCAACAGAGACTTCGGCAAAAAAATCAAACTCTGCCGAAGCAACGTGCCCCTTCATTTCATTGTTTATCGCAGCAATGCCCGCCGCGAAGTCCACTGATGGACCGATAGTAGAGGTAGCAATTATCGCACTGAAAGCGCGATTGGCTTGAAGCCGCAACTGAACCTCTTTCAGAATGCGGTCACGAACTATAGCCGCTTTCCTGAATTCCGTAAAGTCCATTGCAACAACCATAATACGGAATTGGAGTGTTCCGTAATATCCATTAGGAATGCTAATGAGATTAAGGTTTGCCTTTGGAAGATTGATACATACACAAGGGAAATTGCCCAAGAGAAGATCACGCTCCATGGCCTCAATGAACCATTCCTTTATGACGTCAGTGTAAGTGCCGGCAACAAGGATGGTCTTTAGATCGGCCTGAACCTGATAGAAGTCAATCATGCCAATTCATCCTTATGATCCTCTCAACCCACCGGTCAACAATAGGTCCAGAAATCTTGAGTGACTCTTCACGTGTTGGAAATATTCTTCGCGGAGGAATGACTGATTCACTTCTGCTATTGAATACTCCAAGACCGCTCGCGGCCATTACTGGCCCCTTAACTGCTGGAGAGGTGAACCCCTCTTCATGCATTTGGATAGACCATCCAGTTGGCCGGCCACTAAAGTAGACGGTTGCTGTTCCGGCAGAGAGGTTTGAGCGAAAGCGGATTTGGTCACGGATTGGAAGAAGCGCCTTGCGCCGGCCAGTCGCCAACTTTGTCGACTTGGCAAGAGGAGCCCAACTCCCACGGCCTTGTGTGGTTATTGTCTCCTTGGTATAGAGCATCAAGCCCTTACCTATCTCGTCAAGAAGCACCTTACGTGATCGCATAGAAGCCTTCAAACCATTTACAGCATGGTTGAAGTTCTTCATATCGACATTGACTTTAATTCCCGGCTGCATCTTCAACTCTCAGATCGAGGTCTGCCTGTTGACGCTGAATATCAGCCTGCTGCTCATCTGCCGGAAGCACTGGCGAGAACACAGAGTGGTATCCCTGCGTAGTGCTCCAAGCTTCCTGATCCCCGGTTGTAGACAGCGAAGCAGAACCGATGCTAAGCGTGCCAGAGTCAACCATGGACAACATCTCAAGTGCCCGATCATACCGGGGTTGGAAGAAGTCAGGCTTGCCCGGCAGATGATCAGTGAGCATGTTGAAGATGGCAATGTCTGCCGTAACTTGCGTTATGAAGGCAGGCACAACCGTAAGAGGAACTGCATAGCGGCGCCCAATACGAGCATCAACGAAACTCTCAGCATCACGTATGAAGATGGAGGATACATTGACTGACGACACCTGCAAGTCCTCAGAGCCGATAAGCGTAATGATCGGACGATACCGGCTGACAACATCATCAAAGACGGCATAGCTCATATATTGACTCCGCTGAGCAGCCCACTCTTTATAAGCAGGAGAAGGATTGCAAGAAGGATCGCCAAAGCAAATGCTATTTGCTTGAACGTCCCATCAATCATCGGAAGATTGTCGAGAAGCAACTTGAACAACCCGAGGCAAGCCCCGATGATCAGCACCCAAACGATTAATGCTATAATACTCATTGCCAGTAACCTCCAGAACGTTTCTCAATCTGCTCCCTGATTGCCTTCTCAGCAATCTCGGTCGCTTCAGTGGAACTGGTGAATACTCCTTGATATTCAGCCACCATGCCCTCAAGTTCAATTCGCACCTTGACCTCGTGACCTTGGTTGAGGACGCGGTTTGCTTGAGAGTAGTAGTGGAGGCTATTCTGCGGTCCACTACCAATGAACAAGAACTCATCCTTGTTCGCCCTAAAGAAGTCAACTGCTTGCTTGGCAATTGCCATTCCTTCGTCAACCCGCTTCTGCTCCATCATCCATGCCATCTGGTGGAACAGGTCGCGGAACCAGAGAAACTTGCCGATCTTTCGATCAGGGTAGCACTTGCGATCCCAAACGAGCAAAGGCCAATTCCTAGCAAAGCGATCACGCCGGACACCTTCGTTGACGTATCCAGTATGACCAATGTCGATTGAATTAAGTAGCATAGTGAATCCAGGTCCACCATTGAAGCCAACTTCTGCATGCTCGTGGACCTTTCCAAAGAAGGTAAACTTGCCGTTGTTACGATAGACACGCGCTGGTTTGTCTAGCTGCGTCGGTGCTCCGCGCGGCTCTACTGTAAAATGATGCTGGTGTACAGCATAGCTGTCGAAAGCATTGTCCTTGAGATAGCTTGCAAGATCGCCTCCAGAAAGATACTCATCAGTATCAATCCAAAATACCCAATCAGTCTCAAGGCCCATAACAGAAGCGTTTCGAGCATCATCAAATCCGAACTTGTCCACTTCAATCTTAGGCACATCGACTATGGCAAAGTCAATGTGTGGATAACGCGACATATACTCTTCTGCCAGCAGCCGCGTCTTGTCCTTGCTTGGCCCGAGGGCGATCCTGATTTGGCTTGCATGATCAACAATCGATTGGAGGCATCGTACAATATATGCTTCTGCATCCATCGCAATGATTGCAAAGCCGACGCTCTGCCTGAACCTTGCCATCTTGGCTTTCATGAGCGGATCAACCAACTTGGCTGGCTTCTGATCAGCAAAGTACATCATCACAATATTGCCGACAATACGTCCATCACGTGACTTCGCGTGCGGAAGGAAAGACATCTGTTGAGCACTCTTCGTATCATACATAATACGAAGCATGTCTTTGGTGATGTGCCAGATATGCGCGCGCCAAGCCCACTGACTCGGGTTATTGACTAGGCCATCCCATTCCCAGGGCCCGTGAGGCACGCTGATGATCATCATTCCGCCCGGCCGCACTTGAGCCTCGACGCGGTCAGACACTTCCCATGGCTTGAGGGTGTGCTCAAGAACCTCAGCGATAATGGCGGCATCAAACTTCTCTGATACTGCCTCTGGCCAGTTCTCAGTTTCACCAAGGTGGAATTCAACATTGGTGATGTTCGCTTCTGCAGCATACTTCTTGCAGAGCTCAACATTGGTTTCCACAATGTCAATACCGACAAAGCGCTTATTTGGAAAGTCTATCGCCAGTTGGAGGATGATCGGCCCTTCAGCGCATCCGTACTCTAACACGCTATTAAGCACGTGTTGATCGGAGGATAGTAGGCGCTTGATCTCCTCGTAGCGTGCTGAGCCCTTGAGAGTGCGCATGCCCCGGCGTTCGGGAACACCTTTCGCCTCCTCCAGTTCATATATGCCCTTGTAGTGCTCAGAGATAGTCTTATCCCCGGTTATGAACGGATAGTATTTCTTGATGTGATCCTGCCAATAGGAAACGCCATACTTATCGGCCACCGCCTTCGCAGCGAATACATCACCATCCATAATGAGGGACTTGGCGCCGCTGTAAGGCGACGGGCGACGTGCTACAAAGCGTTCTTCCCAATCCAAGGCTACCGGACCCCATCCTAGGTCTTTGCGCTTTAAGCACCGCCTAGCGATGGCTGCAGAGTAAGTTTCGTCTGTAGTAACCCGCCGCACCGAAGCGGCGAAGTGTTCACAGAAAGCATCCGATCCAATGTCTTCCTTCCCCCATAGGACGGAATGGCCGCAATCTTGGATTGTTTCCGGCAAAGCACCAATCGGCGTATAGATAATCGGCAACCCTTCAGACATTGCCTCGCGAGCGATGATGCAAGACACTTCCTCGAAGATTGTAGGATAGACATATGCGGCCGCAGTCCTCATCATTTGGCGAAGCTGCTTCTGCGTCTTGGCTCCAACAATCTCTACATTCGGCAGAGCCTTGGCCATAGTGAAGACATGGTTGTAGTAGTCAGTCATGTGCGGCGGCCAGTTGTCGTACATCGCCACCTTAAGCGTGTACTCTGGCAGCCGGCTCATTATGCCACCAGGACGGACAAGATTGATCAGGCCACGTTCTGGACGGGCCGCAAATAGCAATTCATTCTTGGACCGGGGGATGTCCATCAACTTGCCAACATCAAAGATGCCGTTACGGGTGGCCCAGATATGGGAGAGTGGATAGCCAATGATCTTGTGAAGCTGCTGGCGGTGGAATTCTGAGACGGTCCAAATCTCGTCAATGTTCCAGGCAAAGCTCATCAGCGGTCCCATGGTAGCGTAGGTAGCCAAATCATGGCACCATAGGACATTCTTCTTGCTCTGATTTGGGAAGCTCAGGAAGTTTGGATCGCGGGACGCTATGATGATGTCTACTTCTGACGTCGTGATGAAACCCTGGTACTGAGAGATTGGCGACCAACGGACGCCGATGTCGTCTATGCCTTCCCACTCACTATTGCAGAATACCGTCACCATGTGCCCTTGGAGACGCAGTTCCTTGGCCATACATATAGCAGCCGTCTCACTACCACCGAGTGATTTGATATCTAGCGTATTTGGACCAGCTGCCATGCCACCAAACACAATTACAACTTCAGACATCAGAAAGTGCCCTTTCTATGGAGGCGATGGACGGAACGAGGGGCACCACGCTCCGTCCATCTACCCATTGCGCGCTTGGGGTCCGATTACCAGTGTGCCCCCTGGTAACTAGATTACGTCGAGCAGAGTGAGCCGACGCGGATCATCAGATCGCTAGACACGATCTTCTCATCCTGGTAGTAGCTCACATCAATCTCATACTTCTTCCGGCGCGGGTCAAACGGATAACGCTGAACGGCCATTGGAGTTCCAAACAACGGCGAAGTCCACCGGAAGGCCTGAGCCCAAGTATCGGCAAACTGTCCGTTCAAGGTATCGATGTAGCCCATCCAGAGATTGCCGTTGCCGGCCCAGACGTCTGCGTAGGTGCCATCCTGCGGGTCTTTTTCCACCGCGGTGTTGACTTGGACTGTCGGCATCAAAACGTTCTTGATTTCCAACAGATTGCCGATCTGCTGAGCCGTAACCACGCCGCCCTTGTCTCCAAAGAGAATGTCGCGGAACTGATCATTGACTCGCAGCTTGGTTAGTACATTGCGCGGCAAGACCAAGGTATTCGGCATCTTGCCGGTGATATCCTTGAAGCTATCGCGCCAGCCAAGAAGGTCGGTATATGCGGTGCGAGCCGCAGAGTTCCAACCAGAGGTAGCGAGGAAGATGGTCGCCACGTTTGCAGAGGTCACAGCAAGCTGCGCAACCCGCATTTCGTAGTCCATCATCAACCGGTCAGTTACGTACAGGGCATTGTTCTGTGCCCAGCTGAGTACTGCGTCGGCATTGACTTCATCCTCAACAGGCCATTCGGCACCCAGCGAATAGTTCTTCGCATAGTAGGTGTCGGACGAAACGGTGAAGCTGACTTTCTTGCTGAGTCCCATCGGTGCGCGGGCAGTAATGCCAGCTTCATGACGGAACCATTCCTTTGCAGCAAACTTCCAATACATGTTCGACTGTTTGTCGACATTGATGATTGGAAGCAACTGCTCCGCAATCATGCCCTCTGTGCGCCGGCCAACAACAACGTTGGAAAGCGGCACATCGATGTGAAGTTCGCGGCCAGTGCTGGGTGCGGGCATCTATGTGCCTCCTTCTTACGGCGTGGCCTGAGCGATTGAACCAGACACAACGTTGGCAATAAGCGTCGGCTTAATGTCAACAGTCGTGATAGCACCAGAGGCTGCGGCAGACATAATCACGCCGAAGTCAACGATGCCGGATAGATCGCCGGAGTTAATCTTGACGACCCAGCCGCCCGAAAGGACGCGGCAATGATCACCGAGCGATACGGTGCCGCCGGCAATTGCCTTCGATTCACCTTCCATCGCCACGCTAGCAAACTCACCGGCCTTTGGCTGGTTCTGGAGAATACCAGTGCCAGTGCCAAGCGGTGCTAGACGCACAAGTCCCGGTGCCGGTGATCCGGCAACGAGTTCAACAACCTTGAACTTGGAAGACGACAAGTCCACCGAGGAAACAAAGCTGAAGCATTCGAGTTCACGCTGATAAGCCATCGGCGCCCTCCTTACGACAGCACAAGATAGCGCTGCTTCAAGTCAGCATCGCCAGCAAGCACCTTATTCAAAGCCTGGGAATAGGTTGTCTTGCCGGTAGTGTCGGCTTCAACCAGTGCCTTGGCCTTATGGTCAACTTCGTCAGCAGCGTTGGCGAACTTCTCATTCTTATTCTCGCCATCACCCTTTTCAGAAGTGTCCACAACTTTGCCGGAAGCCGCAAGGAATTCCTTGAACATGACGGCCATGGACTTCTCATCCTTGCCAAACATGATCTTGGTGTCCTTGCTGGACAGGGCGGCAAGAGCGAAGTCGCGCTGCTTCGGCAGCAACTTGCCCTCTTTGATAGCCGCGTCAACAAGCGCGACTGCTTCCACCTGAGCTGCCGCCGCTTTGACGGTTTCGAGCTCAGTCACGAGGCCGTCCTTGGCTTTGGTGACGACATCCAACTTCGTAGTCAGATCGGTCACCTGCGCCGTGAACTTGGCTTCGTTGTCGGAAACAGCCTTTGTCACCGCAGCAGCAATCAGGCTATCAACCTGTTCCTGCGTAAACATGCCTTTAGTTTCCTTTTCGGTCGTCAGCTCAGTCGGCTTGATTGCCGCAGAGAACTGATGTATTGGGCCAGATTTAAAGAGAGCATTTGCAAGGCCAGCCAAATCCTTGACTGCCGGCATTTCTACTCCCAGAAGTGATACTGCCGAAAGCACGCGGTTGAATTTCTTCCCCTTGTGCTCGATCCCGGCATCCCAGTACACTTCCGCGCTCACATTGTGGTAACGGCCTTGACGTATAAGGTCAATGAGCGCCTCAGGGACATTTGCGATATCAGCGAACAACTTTCCACCAATACGCCACACCTTCTCGATCCAACCAAGCGCCGGAATGCCATCCTTCTGGCCAAACCATTTCTGGGCATCCGTATGTCCGAGCTTGAGGTGCGGTTTGACAATGTTACTGCCATTCAATTCATTGAAGGCGGTAACCATATCGTCAAGGTCTGCTTCGGTAATGTTAATCTTGCCGGACATAGCATTATGCTGACCAGCACCGAAGATTTCTAGGTTGGAGATACTCGGCATGATTGACACCTATAAGTGATTTTATTTTGTACGTAAAGCCCAATGTTCAAGGTGGCGACATGTGGCAGGTCGCGCACAATGAGAATGGCTTGATCTGGAGTGAACCGGGGTCATCCCAGACAGTACCAACGACGCCTTTGTTCTCGGCATCGAGACAGCAGGTTGTGATTTTGCCGTCCTGTAGGACAACGCCCCACCCGGATCGAAGATACTCGCACACCAACTTGGGCGCCGACACGTACCAGTTCGGAACCTGCCCGGCCCAATCGAAAGCCCCGGTCACAAACTGATCATTCAGGTATAGAAGAATGCCATACTTCTTGGCGATCTGAACTGCTTTGCCTGCCATCTCAGGCCTATGCAGCGAGATCATAACTCCAACGTTCAACTTCTGGCACTCTGCCGCTATCTCCTCGGTGAATGTCGGAAGGCCATTGGTCGAGAAAACGATTGGCATATTCGCATTCAAGGCACGGGCAGCCCTCAGCATGTCCAGGAACTGAGGATGCATGGTTGATTCGCCAATGCCTGTAAACGATAGCTCTCTTTGATACCCTACTTCCAGAAAGAATTTCACCCACGATAGTGCCTTCTCGAATGTCTCCCATTTCATATCCTCCTTTGGGCGCTGCATCTTTGGGTGCGGGCAATACTGGCACCGAAGATTACAGCGCGTGGTTACTTCAATCTGCTTGATCTGCACAATATGCGTCACTGCATCACCTTTCCAGGCGCCAGAGTGATCACAGGTTGCTGTGTAGTCAGATATTGCTCATACTGAAGGTATATGGCTTCAACCTCCTCAACAACTTCAATGAAGGTGTCTGGGTCGCGGAATACTATGCGGGTGCCGAACAACCTTAATTCATTCATGATCCTTGGCATCATGAATTGGATTGTCACCAGGTTTACGCAAACTGGTTGCTGCGTATGTATCTCAATTAGTTTTATGATCATTGCAGTGTACCCCATAGGCTTTCTTCAGATCGCGGAGTGCCCTCTTACGATCCTTTCCTAATGCGGCCAATTCCGCATCAGTGAACTTGGTCAACATCCTCTCGTAACCAATCGTGTTGATTTGGTCACAGAAGTCACTTACAACTACCTGCTGCTTGCAACCAGCAAGTAGCAGACTAGCTACGAAGATCAGTATCAACTTGTTCATCAGTCACGTTCTCCTTTACTATATCACGAGTAATCGAGAGGCGGGAATTCAGTTCAGCCAACTCCTTGGCTATCTGAGCCTTCTCTCCATCCTTCATGCTGATCTTCGTAGTGATGAAGCCAATAAGCCGGATGAGCGCTAGGATTGCTGCTACCCAATTCATAGTGGGAACCTCCTTGAGGATACGCCAGGATAGTTTCTATTCAATTTCGGATATGTCCGCGTCAGCCCGCCGCCACCAGAACTGACAACGCCAAGGGCAATTGTTGCTGAGAATGCTGAATTGATAATTGATGATTCATCAATTCTTAGTCCAATTGCAGCCGTTGCCGACTCAGAGCCTTGGAATGTCGCAGACAGGCCAGTGTCCATGATGGATGCGCTTGCTGAGAATGATCCAGACAGCTTTGCATCCATAAGCACTTGGCCGCTGGATAGAGTGTACACTGCGGCAGTTGCTGACATTGAAGTAGATGAACGAGCATCCTTGGCAACATATTTGTATTCATAAAATGGACATATGAAGCAAGCACCATCAGTTGATACAGCCTGCATTGTCGGGCCAAACGATTGGTTAGAGCCATCCGCGGTGACAACCTTATATTGGCTAATCTGTTCCTGACCAGATGTTGTCGTTCCAATTCCAACCGACTGCGCTGTTGACCAACTACCATCCAGTGTATCTGAGTCGCCAGTCCTTGTTCCATTATACTCGCGCCCGAATATGCCAATTACAAGGTGCCCAGCCTGAACCACTGAAGCAGCAGTTAGCGTGCTGTTAGTTCCAGTAGTAACTTGCGGAATGACATGAACAAGTGTATAGCCACTTGTTGGAACAATCTCCCAAAGAGTAACGACGCCAGCCACTATGTTCGGGCTAAAGTTCATTGTGATGCTGTCGCCGGTCGTCAGTGTTCCAACATCTTGCTCTGTATAATATATGCGCGTTACAGTGCCAGCATTCGCAGCGCCAGGGTCAAGAAGGGCGCTTCTTGAAGAAATGTAAGTATTGCCTTTAGTATCGCTTATGCTGGAAAATGGATCAGCACCATTAGTGCCGCTATTGTCGTATGTGAATGCAACCCAAGCCCTACTTCCTGCTGCAAAGTTTCCAGAAGGAGCAATGGAATATGATGCCGCAGAGGCATTCTGCGTATTGGTCCCCCTGGCTGTTACTGAAATTGCCATCAGTCAAACCCCATTGAGATTGAACCGGGGTTGAATATGAGAATTTCATTTGAATTGACGTTCACGAGGCTCCTGATGCTGAATGCCCCTATAAAGCTTGCTGATCCAACATCTGTGTTAGCATCAAACATCAGAAATGAGTCAAGTTGCATGCTTCCTGAGAATGTTGGGATGGATGGGTTGGTAATTTGAAGTGTTGCCGCAAACCATTTGAGCCCGCCACTCGCTGGAAGAAAGTCTCCAGATATCACCTTGAACAGGCCAGCACTGTTTACGTGATTTGCTGTATAGCTATTGACATTGGAAGAGTCGGCATAGCCAGTCTGATACCAAAGGGTATTTGGGCGCGTGTAGCTTGCTCCACCAATAAAGTGGTCAAGCAACTTGTTCTTGATGCCAATGGACAGAGGCATGATCAGTCCAACTGTAGAGTTAGCGAGCCCACACCAATAATCGGCGCATCGCCGCTGATGATATTGCGGGCGGTCGCTATCGATCCGACACCGACGAACGCTCCAAGGCCGGTTGAGGTTGGGTTGTCCCAAACCGTTACCCATCCAACTAAGCCCCACGATCCCGAAGCGGTCGGGAACGCAATAGTGCTGACGTTACGCTTGACGCCGCCAGATGCGGCATTAAAGTTGTTCGAGCTATTGACGACTGCAACGCGGGAGTAATTGCTGCCTGATGGCTCAGCAAGCCCAGCCGCAGTGTCAAGAGGATCGGCAGTGCTCAGACCAATCCAAAGCGTAGCAACCTGAGAATAGGTGGCTCCACCGAACAAGTGGTCAAGCATCTTGTTTTCATAATTGTCAGAGAAGCCAACCATAATTCACCTCTTAGGATTTGACGTCGCGGACGCCAAGTTCAGCCTTAAGTGTCCTCTTTGACCGCCGCGTGGTTGCTGCGGCAAGATTGACACTGTCTGTGACGGCTTTGTTGATCCTTGCACCATTAAGCACGATCTTGGAAGCCATTTGATTTACTGCACCATTCGGATCAGTAGCCATTAGAATGTCACCTTACTTGCTGTTACAAACAGCGCATCAATTTGCGCTGACGACAACTTCAATGCAGCGCCCAAACCCAGCAGGGTAGGAGAGTCACGATGAAGTTCAGTCGCATATTCCCAAGCAATTGCTGTTGCTGGGGATGCCGCAGCTGCAGAGTTCACTGCCGCCAAAAGACCTGCATTCGACAAGGCAACCCGAGCCTGGGCCATGGATACAACCAAAGGCTTTGATGCATTGCGTTCCCTAATTTCATCCATACCATACGGCATTATACTGCTTGACCTCCAGATGCTGTAGTACCAGACACATTGCCTGGTGGTGTATTTGTCTTGGTCAACACCGAGTTGGTGTTAACATCATACTGCTTCCCGGTGAATGTCCCGCTATGCGAATTCTCCCGGTACAGCCCGTAAGACAACTCTCCAAGGAACATGAACGAATCATTCATAGCGAGCGGGCTATTGGTAGTCATAGCATTCAAAAATATCCAGACATATCCAAAAGTGCTGCAAATGACAAAGTTGTCTATTGCTGATACACTCAAGGCAAGGACTGGATTTCCATAAATCTCAACACGGCCACCATATCCCATATCTACAATAGCATAGAATGTGCCGGTGTACTTCATTGCCTGAGCTGTGAAGCCATTAATATAGTCTCCGCCAGCGGAAACCATATTGTTGTAGTAGCAGTTAATTGCTGCAGCATTACCACTCGTGCCATGAATGGTGATATAGTTCAAGTAGACCGTTGACTGGCCGCCACTATTTGCAGTAAGATATATGCAGCCATTATCATTTTCAACAATTCGACACGCTGCGACGTTTGACCGGTTGCCTTGGATGAGGATTGATCCACTGAACTTTCCAACAGAGTCATCAGAGAATATCCCTTCATAGTCACCATCTGCGAGATTAAGTACAACTGTATAGCCAGACGGGTCAACATTTACAGCAAGCCATAGGTAAGCATACTGAAGTGTCTTGAAAGGCTTTACTGCCGTACCGTCCCCGGAGGTATCACTTCCAGTTGTTGAGACATAAAATTGAGCATTCGCAGTGCATATGCGCTTTGTTGCATTGCGCGACCGGAAGTCGTCAATTAAGTCTTCAAGGCTGGTGCGCCGGATAAGGGTCATTGCCCTGGCTTCCTTCTGCTCGGCCTTGTACGCCCAGAACGCGAGTCAGTCTTGCGAGCACTGACCGGCTTCTTGGCGTTCTTGTTGCCAGCAATTCCGCCTCCAGCACCAGCAGGTGCAGGAGGATTGAGTGCTGTTTCCTTGGCGATATTGATGATCTCATCGGCATTCTCTTCATCCCTCACAGGCAAGCCAAGGATTGACCTTGCGAAGTTCACATCTTCTTGATCCGGGTCAATAAGTCCAGCGTTGAATAGCTCCTTGATCGCGTCGGTGATCTCAAACGCTTCAAACTCGCCATAGTCCTGCCAGATTAATGTCGGATACTCCTTGACGTTAAAGTTTGCATCACAGAGCGGCCTTATGATCTTTGCGCTGACTTCCTCTGCCAGCTCAATTCCGATCATCTGTATGACCTTCATCAACGTGCGAAGATGAAGGCGAGACTGGCTATCAGAGCCACGCTTAGTATCAACCCCCATGCCAAGAAGCGCAGGAATGAGCATGCTTGTTGCGATACGGACATCGTAGTGGGTGAGGGCTTCGTCATATTTGGCTTGTCCAGCGCGTGTCGCTTCGATAAGCTCGACCACGACACCATCTGGAACAAGGATGTCGGTTTTCGAGGAAAGCCCATTCAATATCTCCTTCAACTTGGTCTTCAACTCATCTGAAGCGCCAGCAGGATACTTCATCATCATGAGCGGCGCACCAAAGCGCTCCAAGAACACATTCCAGAATTGGGTGATGTACTTCTTGGACCACCAACTACGGTAGGCCGCGCGAAGATCGCTTGTGCCGTAGTGATTGGAGAATTGCTTCTGATAGGCGTAATGGAACACCTTCTCAGGCTCCATAACAATTTCCTTCATCTGCGGGCCTTGACCGGGCTTCTGAATGAAATTGACGATGTTCCCTGATATGTCGATCTTGATGTACATATACTCAGGGTCGCGGAACTTGATGTTCTTCAAGTGCAGTTGCGGCTTCTCACTTGATGGGAAACCGCCCTTGATCTCCCAAATTAGCTCACCGGCGCTGAAGCCAAACTCGAAAGCCGACAGAGCCTCAACCATGAGCCGGCCAAAGCCAATGTCCCGCAGGTTCTTGGCTATGAAATCGGCAGCTTCCTTATCTTGGGCATTGTCGGAAGCTGGCTTAATATCGAATGGCCGGCCGCAAATCAGGGCCTTCTTGTACGTCAGGCAGGCCTTGACCTGATCATCTGTTAGCATTTCACGGTAGACGCGCCAACCCTTGCGGGTCAGCAGGTCATCTGCGGACAGCATCTCAAAGCTATCCTTCTTACCTCCAGGCAGAGCCCAAGAGATCATGTGGCCTGTTGCTACAGTGACCTCTTTCTCTGCCTCTGACGGGCGGCCAACACGTTTAGCTGTAGGCTTGATCGCCATATCCGAAATCCATGTCTGCGGTGGCCCTATCGCCGCCTAGTTCAAATTCAATGCCGCCATCCCACTTTGGTGTCGATGTCACGCCTAAGTAGGGTGTCATGCCCATCACCAGGTTATCGGCGTAGTCAGGAGAGGCATTCTCATCACCCAACCGGTCAATCATGTCCCGCTTGCCTTCAACCTTGATCTTTTCATTAACGTAGTCATACTTCACCGAGGCAAGTTCATTCACTATAATCTCATTCTCGGGAATTTTCGAGAGGTTTTGTTCGAACCTTCTCCGCAAGTACCACCAGTCACGCGAACGCCGGTTGCTAAACATCCGTATATCTTCAGCCGGGTCAACGCCAATGATGAACTTGGCTGATCCGTTATATGGCGTTACTGGTACGCCATACCTACGGGCAACGTCAACGACGCCGCCGCCAACCCCCGGTTCATCAACAATCACTGCCCCGCGTATAAGGTCGCCTACGCCGTATGCGCCGTGGATGTAAGCCTCAGCCAAAATGTCCGCGCAATGTACAGCTGAAGTCTTCGGCCAAGAGTGCATCGCCAGGCAATGGTTCTTCCGGTATATGCCAAGTGTTGTCTTGTTGCCGCCATACCGCGCTACGTCCATGACAATCGTCACCGGGTCAGCGATCCGGTCCAAATATGGTAGTTCAATGAACTGCGCCCTGTGCGCCCATTCCATCGGGATGACCACATCATCGGCCTCTCGCGGGAACACACCCCGCACACGGGCATCATACACGCCGCCAAGGCCATACTTGGAGGCCATTGTCTTGCGGTACTTCTCAGACACGCGCTTAGATACAAAGGTTTTGCCGTCAATCTTTGTAAATAGCGTGGTCGGGTCACCGGTGACAGTGATTCTGGAGTACAGCGCACTATTCTTGGTGAAGCTGTTGTAGAACTCACCCGCCGTATTCACAGGGTTGCCGGCCATGAGGATGCGCGCCTCTTGGCCGGTTTCGTCGGCATTCGACATAATGCCTTCAATCACCTCAAAGATCGGCCCCGGCACACCTGGTGCCTCGTCAACGAGGACCAGGACCGCCGAGTTGTGGAAGCCCTGCATGTTCTCTTGCTTATTAGATGTACGTGCTGTAGCGAACCAGTTGCGCGGGTACTTTTTATTCCTTATGTGCGTACTACTGAAGTCCCACTGGTTCCGCAAATCCTCCGGCATTCTCATATGCCACTTGCCAAATTCAGGCCACAACACATCCATTAGCTGTGCCGCAGTCGGCGCTGTGGCCGGCACCAAGCTCAACGGCCTCGTCACGAGAAACACCCAACCTGCCCAGGACATGCATGTGGTCTTGCCAACACCATGCGCACTCTTCATCGAGACACGACCGGGGCCGAATAAGTCAATCAGTGCTTCACCTTGATAGTCCTCAGGTGTCACCCCGAACCAGTCCTTGATTGCCTCTACTGGGTGAGTGCCCCAGTATTCAATTGCTTTGGCTAATTTGCTTGACAATGGCTCTCTCCACTAGATCATCGAAGCTGTTCTTCTCATCCTGCTCATCTTCGTGGACAATCTTGTGAGCGTGCATTGTCGGCAATTGCTTCGCAGCCAAGAATTCGGCAGCAGACAATCGCTCAGACATCTTAGGGACCATAAAGGCTACCTCCTCGTAAAGTACACCATCCTTTTGGATGATGTGCTTGAAGGGTATTGGCTCACCAAGCATTACCTTAGCAAGGAACCCAATCGGATCATATTGCTGAATCCGTAGGAGGTGATCCTTTATGGGGATCAGTGCCACTGCGGACTTGTCCTTCTGCCTGGAGAATGTAACTGGAGTCATGATCTCTGGATCATTCTTCTTGGCTGCCCGAACGATGTCCTTAATTGATGTTTTGCGCATAAGCTCAATTGAAATCAATTGACGCTACTGCAGCGCCAATGGGGTGTATATATAGCTGAAGCGGTAGTGGATGAAAAGGGGGGTGGACATGTGTATGCGCCGCTGGGACGCTTGGACGATGCGGGAAAAGATTCCTATGTCAAGTTTTGCCTGCTCGCGGTGAAAAAGGGGTGACACTGCAGCCACCCCCAAACCAGCGGACTCGATAACAGGCCGGCACCACCACCAGCCACGCACCCACTCAGCACCACTACACCACCACCAACCATACCCATACGCCCTGCCTGCCCTTCCTCCCCACCCCATAGTCCTATCTCCTCCCCATACGCCCTGCCCGCCCACTCGCCAAGGGTCGAGCGGCCCTCCTACCTACCTAGCCTCTGTAACCCCGTGTAGCGGGGTCTAGGAGGGCTGTAGGGCGGTCTACTATAGAGAGAGGCTACCCTACTAGCCTAAGAGGCCCTCACCCCGTCTCGGCGCACGGCAGACCCCTTCCCCGGTGTTAGACAATTATTAGTGATAGGGCCTATTTAGTGCTAGACTTATCTAGGTAGTTGGATAATACTCTCTCTTACGGGCAATTAAGCCCGATTGGAGAACCGAAATGAAAGCCTTCCGTAAACCCTCTAAGCTAGACGCTGGCCGCGTTGAGTCGTCTATTAAGACGGCTGATGAATATATCCTCTGGACTGGCTCTGAGAAGCCTAACTGGCGTAAGGCGTCTGGCCGTACTGCCTGCCTCCGCTTGGTTACTGAAAAGCGTAAGCCAGTTTCCCTCGCGGCGTGGTATGGCCGCGCTGCCGATGCTGCCTCGAAGCTTACTGGCTTCGATAGTGACTTTGCCCGTGGCGGCCTCTCCCTCGCCCAGGGAGCAAAACCGGCAGTCCATTTCCTTCTTACGAAAGACGCTGAGGGGAATTTCCGCGCGGTGAAGAATATCCCCTTCCCTGATCCGTCCTTCTCTGCGAAGTCGATCAAAGCTGGCGACATTGTGATCGCTGCCGAAAAGAAGGCGATTGCCGCGCCTAAGTGACGTCGAGCGGAGGAGAGGAATTTCCCTCTCCTCCAATTCCCTGATGGAGAACCAAAATGACGACTGCCGAGAAAATTGCCCGCCTACTCAACACAGATTGGCGCGCCATTGATGCTATGCTGCGTATGGGCTTCACTGAAGTCCAGATCATCCGATCCTACCTCGTGCCGGCTGTAAGCTGATGGCGAACCTGCTGGTGACGGCTGTAGGGATGCTCTGGGC